TACGAACAACATAACGAAAATATAACCAGAAAATACAGACAGGCGGGTGTGACTACAGTAACCGCTGCTTGGATTTCTAAAAAATTACAATTAGCAAAACCCGAAAACCCTGAAAGGGTTCTTGTTATTGCAAACAAAAAAGATACTGCGGTTGAAATGGCTAATAAAATTAGACATTTTTTAGACCAATGGCCTGATTGGTTAAATGTTGGGTTTTCACCCGATAAGAATTCTGAAAGTAGATTTAGATTAAACAATGGGTGTGAGGTAAAAGCGGTTGCAACATCTGCGGATGCGTTACGTGGTTACACCCCAACCATACTTGTATTTGACGAAGCGGCATATATTGAAGCGGGTGAAGATTTTTGGGCAGCATCTATGGCGTCTCTATCAACAGGTGGTAAAATTATTTTAATTTCTACCCCTAATGGATTTGACCCAATTTATTATGGTGTATATGACCAAGCAATCAGGGGTGTTAATGATTTTCACATTACCGATTTAAGATGGTTTAAGGACCCCAGATATACTAAAGATTTAAGATGGATTAAATGTTCTGATATTGTTCATTATATGTTAAACAGAGAACAATATGATGATAACGAAGTTGTAATGTACGATTTCGATATTGATAACTACAAAAAGTATGAGGAAGATGGTTATAAACCACTTTCTTCATGGTTTGAGGGTATGTCTAAAAAATTCAAATTTGATAGACGTAAAATCGCACAAGAATTAGAGTGTGATTTCCTTGGTTCAGGTGACGGTGTAATTCCAACGGAGATACAAGACAATATTGTTAAAAATATGTTGCGTGACCCAAAAGAAAAATATATGCAAGGTACCTTTTGGCAATGGAAAGAACCAATACAAGGTCATAAGTATATTATGGGTGTAGATGTATCTCGCGGGGATAGTGAAGACTTCTCATCTATTAATATTATTGATTTTGATGAAAGGGAACAGGTTGCGGAATACATAGGAAAAATACCACCAGATGATTTAGCATCCATTGCATACAAATGGGGTATTCTATATGAGGCGTTTATTGTTGTCGATATTACAGGAGGTATGGGTGTTGCAACATCAAGAAAGTTACAAGAGTTGAACTACAAAAATCTTTATATTGACGGTATTAATACTAAGAATATTTGGGAATATAATTCCAAAGCGATGGAAAAAATTCCTGGATTAAATTTTAACAATAAAAGAACACAAATTGTTGCCGCTTTTGAAGAACAATTAAGAAAGGGTTTTCAAGTTAGGTCAACAAGATTGATGAATGAATTAAACACATTTGTTTACATAAATGGTAGACCTGACCATATGAAGGGAGCACATGATGATGCTATTATGAGTATGTCTATGGCTCTTTATGTTGGTGATATATCGTTTAGTCAATTAACTAAAAATGAAAACGCAAATAAAGCGATGTTAGAATCTTGGACATTGTCCGAAAGAACTTATGAACCAAATAAATCATTTTATTCTTACGGTACCGCTTTTGACCAAATAGGTTCAATGTCTATGGATAATAACCCAAATATCCCAAAACATAATAATAACGCAACTAAAGAAAATTACCAACAATACTCGTGGTTATTTGGTAAGAAGAGATAAACCTTTATTTTCAAAATAAAATTAATTATATTCTGATAAACTATTTATATACATGGCCGATAACAATAATTTTACGGTATTTCAGAGACTAACAAAAATGTTTGGGTTTCCCGGTAAGGTAACCCCTGAAGAAGCTCCGTCATTTAATTTTGATAAAGAGCAAATATTAAAAACAAGTAGTCGAGAAGAATACGAAAAGGCAATGTTGCAAGCTCAACAGAGCCAATATATTGCAGACAAATGGACAAAACTCGACCAATCATTATACAACCAATCTGTTTATTATGAACCAAACAGATTGTCTGCGTACTATGATTACGAATCAATGGAATTTACACCTGAAATCTCTGCGGCTTTAGATATTTACGCGGAAGAATCAACAACCCTTTCAGAAAAGGGTGAGATATTAACAATATTCTCTGAATCAACGAGGGTTAAAAGTGTGTTAGAAGATTTATTCTTAAACAGATTAGATTTAAATACTAACTTACAAATGTGGACAAGAGGTGTTTGTAAGTATGGTGATAATTTTGTTTACCTTAAGATTGACCCCGAAAGAGGTATTGTTGGTTGTCAACAATTACCAAATATCGAAATAGAAAGACTCGAGGGTAAAGAAAGTAAAACACCAAATCAACAAAATGCTATGCAATTACCATCAAGGGAATTGAGATTTCAATGGAAAAACAAAGAGTTGGAATTTCAAGCTTGGGAAATTGCTCATTTTAGATTGTTGGGTGATGATAGAAAACTTCCTTATGGTACATCGATGTTGGATAAAATAAGAAGAATTTGGAAACAATTACTTTTAGCTGAAGATGCTATGTTGATTTATAGAACAACAAGAGCACCCGAAAGAAGAGTTTTCAAAATTTTTGTTGGTAACATGGATGACAAAGATATCGAAGCATATGTACAACGTGTTGCTAATAAATTTAAAAGGGACCAGGTAGTAGACAGTAGAAATGGTCAGATTGATATGAGATATAATCAAATGGCTGTTGACCAAGATTACTTTATTCCTGTTCGTGACCCAGCACAGACAAATCCAATTGAAACATTAGCGGGAGCACAAAATTTAGGTGAAATCGCGGATATTGAATATATCCAAAAGAAAATGTTAGCGGCTCTTCGTATTCCTAAAGCATTTTTAGGATTTGAAGAGGTTGTTGGTGATGGTAAGACCCTCGCTTTAATGGACATTCGTTTTGCAAGAACCATTAATAGAATTCAAAAATCATTAGTTCAAGAATTAAACAAAATCGCGTTAATTCATTTATACCTTTTAGGTTTAGAAGATGAATTAGATAATTTTACATTATCCTTAACTAATCCATCTGCACAATCTGATTTATTAAGAATTGAACAATGGAAAGAAAAGATAACTTTATATAAAGACGCAACATCTGACCAATCTCAAATTGGTATTTTACCAGTATCTCACACTTGGGCTAAGAAGAATATACTTGGTATGAGTGATAGTGAAGTAATATTGGATTTACAACAACAAAGAATTGAGAGAGCAATAGGATTTGAACTTACAAATACCCAAAACGTAATTAAACGTTCAGGTGTGTTTGATGATGTTGACTCTAAATACGGTGTACCTGAAGAAGAAAGACAAGAGGGTGGAGAATCTCCTGAGGGTGCGGGTGGAGAAATGGGTGGGGGAGCCCCACCACCGCCACCACCACCTCCAGCGGGTGGGGAAGCTCCGTTGAGTGAAAGTAAAAAACATAAAATTTTAGATATGTTGGGTGAAAATAATAACCTTGAAGATTTATTTGATATGAATAAAGCCCAACAGAATATTTATGAAATAGAAAATAAACTAAAAGACTTCTTAAATGAATAAATAAAATGACAAACTTTGGTGAATTAAAAACAAAATTATTAACAAAATTAACAGAATCATATTCGTCTAATAAAAAGGATGAAGTTAAAGATTTGGTTAAGAAACTTAAATCAAATAAATCTTTGGTTGAAATGTATATGTTTTATGAAGACGTTGAAAACATGCACATTTCTAGTAAAGAAAAGGCAAAATTATTTGTTGAGAGTTTAGAACCTCAATTGATTGATAGAATGAAATCAATTAAAAAAGATTTCAAAGAGTTCGGAAAGACATTGAAAAATGTTGTTGTGGAATCTAATCAACTATACAATGATTTAGATATATTGTCAGAAGAAAACACGATACACAATATTTCTAAAAAAATAGATTCAAGAGAGAATTTAATAAATTTCTTAACTACTGAAAAAAATAATGTGGTTACCGAAAAACCTTCTGTTCAAATTGAAAATCATTCATTGTTAAATGCGGTGTTGGTAAACAATTTCAACATAAAGTATAATGATTTCTTAAACGAAGAACAAAAAGAAACGTTTAATAAGATTGTGTCAATGAGTAATGATGAATTAATCAATGAAATGACAACAATTAAAAATCAATTGAATGGTAAGTTGGACTCACTTTTAAAAGAATCGTCTGACGACTCTGTTATAAGTAAACTAAAAAATGTAAAATCAGAAGTTGATAAATCAGAATTTTCTAGATACAACTATTATAAACTAGTTGAACTTAAGAAAGGTTTAATTTGATTTTTCTTGATTAGTAAACAATTGTTGTTTATACACCGCCTTCAATTTTTTACTTCTTCTATTAACTGATGGTTTAGTATATTCTTGTTTATCTCGTAACTTCTCTATTTGTTTAGTTTTGTGAACCTTGTGTTTGTATTTTTTCAATGCAGACTCAAGGTTTTTTTCTTTGTTGACATTTACAATTATCATAACGTTTTTTTGAAATATAATTAAAAAATTTTGGTTTGTTAAGTTTATTTTGTATATTTTAAATACACCATAAAATATATAAGTATGATAATTTTAAATGAAAAAAGGAAAGTTTATCTCAATAGGGGTATACAATAATGTAAAAATTGGATACGGTACTGTTGACTACAAGAACTTGAAAACAATTTATGTCCAATTGAATTCTTGGACACAACCATCTGTCGATGAGCATGATTTTAATAAATTAATTTCAAAAACAAGAAGACAGATAAAAGAAATAATATATAATCTAAACACGGAGTATTTTAAAAGAGAATCGATTGTTGATTTAGACATAAAGACCAGCGGTATAAAAACAAATAAAAGGTCTTTTATGGATTTGGAAATTACTCTTTATGTTGAGAAACATTTTGATGTTAGGTCAAAAGATATAAAATCAATCATTTCCAACTTATCGGAAAATATAATAGATACCACTTTAGTTGATGAAACTTTATTTAATTTCTTTGAAAAAAAGAATTAATTGAGTATTCAGGGTATTTATTATAAAAAAGTTGGATGAAAATACTCGGACCAAATGAAACCGGTAAAGGAATACTAATAGAGTACGACGCCGGTTATATATCACCAAAGGAAAATCAAAAAATTATTTCTGAGATGAAGGATATTGACTTCTCTCAGGATTTAATCTTATATGCCGTTTTACAAAAGTACGACACACCAAATAAGAACGGTCGTATATATCCCGAAAACTTACTTAAGAGAGAAAACGAAAAGTATCAGACCTTAATAAAAAAAGGAAGTGCTCTTAATGAGTTAAATCACCCAACATCTTCACTTATTGATTTAGACAGAGTTTCCCATTCTATTTTGGAAACTTGGTGGGATGGTAAAATTTTAATGGGTAAAATTAAATTGTTTACATCGCCAGCTTGGAAAAAAATGGGTATTGTTAGTACCAAAGGGGACCAAGCAGCAATGTTATTAATGAACGGAGCGACATTAGGTATTTCATCAAGAGGTGTTGGGTCATTAAAAAATGTAAAAGGACAAAACATAGTTCAAGATGATTTTGAATTAGTATGTTTTGATTTAGTTTCTTCTCCAAGCACACCAGGTGCATATGTATTCTCTGATTTAAATGACAGAGACCAATATCAAGAATCAATTCAAGAAAAGCCACAAGACACAGATAAGATGAAAAACTTAATGTCTAAGTTGGATAGTTTTTTAGGTAAATAAAAATAAAATACAGGTTATCATACTATAATCAGTATTTTTTTACATAATCAATATATTTATAGTTAAATAAATTTATTAAAATGAGCGAAAAATCCATTCTAGAACAAGCGTTACTTCAAGTACAAACACTTGAGGAGGCAGTAAAATCAAACGCAAAAGGTATACTTGCTTCTACTATGAAACAAGAACTGGGCGATTTGTTAAAAGAATCAATGGAAGATGAGGAGAAGGATGTTAAAGAACAACCTACTCCTAAAGAAGACCCCACAGATGATGTATCAGACAAATCTGATGATGAAACAGGGGACGATAAATCAGACGAAGATGACGACAACGTATCTAATGACGATGAACCAACTAAGGGTATCGACGACAAAGATTCATTTGAAGACGACGATGACGACATGGGTAACATGGGCGGATTCCAAGACGATGATGATGATGATGTAGTTGATATGACCGGTGCTGATGAAGACGAAATTTTAAAAGTTTTCAAAGCTATGGGTCCTGAGGATGGTGTTATTGTTAAAAAGGACGATGACCACATCGAATTGTCTGATGGTGATGATGAGTATATTATCAAGTTAGGTGATGAAGACATGATGGGTGATGAATTCGATTTAAATGAAATGGATGAATTAGAACCCGGAATGGAACCTGTAGATGGTGATTCAGAATTTTCAGAAGATTATTCAGAGGAAGGTTCAGATGATGAGACTATTTACGAAATCGAACTTGATGATGTAGAAGAAGACATGATGAGTGATGATGAACTTATGTTAGGTGATGAACCTACAGGTGATGAATCACTTGAAGAATATGTCGACGAAACTTACGAAGAAGGTGATGAACCAATCGAAGGTGATGTTGAAGAATCTGCTCGTACTATGGGTAATGGATATCATGGAGGAATTAAATCCAAAAAGAAATTCTACTCAGGTAATAAGAGAGAAGAAATCAACGAAGAAGTTAGCAAACTTAGAAAACAAAATGATGAGTACAAGAAAGCTCTTGTATTATTCAAAGAAAAGTTGAACGAAGTTGCTGTATTTAACGCCAACTTGGCTTACGCTACTCGTTTGTTTACTGAACACTCAACCACCAAGCAAGAAAAGTTAAATATCCTAAAAAGATTCGATTCAATCTCAACCTTGAAAGAATCTAAGAACTTATATAGTTCTATAAAAACTGAATTGGACACTAAAAAACCAGTGACCGAATCAGTGGTTGAAAAAATAACAACGGCACCAACAACTTCATCTTCTCAAAAAGTATTGTCGGAATCAAAAGCATACGAAAATCCACAATTCAAGAGAATGAAAGATTTGATGTCAAAAATAAAATAAACTTAAAAATTAAAAATCAATACTAAAATGGGAGCATTATTAGAATCTGGTATGGTTGGTAACATTGGTCTTAAGCACCTACGTGTTATCAAAGAAGATACCATCAA